CCCCCGCCACTGTCAGCACTATATCTTATACACATTCTAATACTAGATGTCGTTTTTGATACAAGAATTGGTGCTATTACAACAGATTCAGATGTATTATAATAAACTCCTATACCTGATATAATATAATCGCTATTCAAAAAAGAACTATTCAAATAAATTGTTTTTATAGTTGCTGCTCCAGTTACGTATCCCCATTGAATCATTAGCCCATCTGGTAGCTTATAATATCCGTTCTGGGATAGGCTTTTTGTTGACACATTGGAAAAATCTTTTAATGCGGCGTTCGTCCCGAGAGAACTTATGTAAAAAATGACCCGCAATAGATAAAATGAATACTATCTTTTTGAATAGATGAATCACTCTGTTCATTACACTTATGTATTTATATTTTATAATATAAATTCAAATCTGGTGATATGATAACTTTGCATAATGGTGATAAGGAAATAGAAATTGAAGTAAAGGATGAAAGCTACTCTTATGAAGCTATCATGGGAGAATATACACTCACTTTGTATTTTTCTCATCCGGGATACTTGGAAATACCGGTCGGCTCTTGGTGTGACTTCTACGGGAAGCGTTATTCTTTGAAGAGGGATAGCAATTTCAAGAAGAACGGTGAACGTAACTTCGAATATACTCTGATTCTGGAAACTGGGGAGGCTGATGCTATGCTGTGGAAAGTACGTCATACCGTTGACAGAAGTATTAAATTCTCATATACAGCCAAGCCACATGAACACCTACGTCTACTCGTTGAAAACCTGAACCGTCGGAGTACCGGTTGGAAAGTCGGTGATTGCATTGAAGGAACGGAAAAAGTAATCAACTACAATCACACCTATATTCTTGATGCTTTCAATCAACTTGCAGAACTATATGAAACAGAATGGCAGATCATTGAAGAAACGGTTGAAGGAAACCAAATTAAGACTATCCATCTGCGTAAAGTTGAGTATAACAAGGAGAACCCTTTGAAACTGTCGTATGGTAAAGGCCACGGTTTTAAGGTCGGTGTTGGTCGCGAATCCGGGGAGATACCACCCGAAATAATTTTGGTAGAAACTACAGATCGCAATATTGATTATTCTACATACGGATCTAAGTACCTGTTACTTCCAAAGAATAAGACTATCCGATTTGATGGAATCAAATTTGAGAATGAAGAGGGCTTCGATTCTACTAAGGCGCGTATCTATAAGACCGATGCGGATGGAACTTGTGTCATGCGTGCCGATAAAGAACTTACAACAGCAAAGGAAGATAGTCTGGACTGTACAGCTATTTATCCTTCCCGTGTCGGTACTGTCAGTGCTGTTATTGAAGTGAACAAGAAGAATAACTTCTTTGACTTTGTAGATAAAGACATCCCGGAAGAGTTGAATTTCGAAGATTGTCTCATAGCTGGAGAAAGTATGACTGTCATTTTCCAAACCGGCATGCTTACAGGCAAGGAGTTCGAAGTAAAGTATATCCATGAAGCGAAAGACAAGAAAGAGGCACGTCGATTTGAAATTGTTCCGCAAGAAATCGATGGGATAACAATGCCGGAACCGGAAGTCTGGCGCCCGAAGGTTGGTGATACATACGCAGTGTTCGGAATGCAATTGCCGAAGGCTTATATCTGTAATGACAGCACACAAACAGGTGCGAGCTGGGAAGCTTTCAAGGAAGCAGCAAAATACCTGTATGAACATGAAGATAAAGCATTCATATTTACCGGGACATTGGACGGCATTTGGGCTAAAAAACGCTGGTTGGAGATAGGCGGTAAAATAGTACTCGGAGGGTATGTTGATTTCTATGATACGCAATTTCATCCGGAAGGTTCTCTTATTCGCATGATCGGAATCAAGCGCTATATTAATAATCCATATTCTCCGGAAATAGAGTTGTCAAACGAACCAGTCAGTATATCTGTTTCAAGTGATCTGAATAAGATTGAGACGAACAAAGTAGAGGTAGATATCAAGCATAAGGACGCCCTGCAGTTTACTAAGCGTCGGTTCCGGGATGCAAAGGAAACGATGTCCATGCTTGAAGATGCACTGCTGAACTTCTCCGGCTCTGTCAATCCAATAACCGTTTCAACCATGCAACTGCTTGTAGGTGATGAAAGCCTGCAATTCCGTTTTGTCAATTCAAAAACGAATCCAGTTCAGGTATCTCACAATATTACTTATAATGCCAGCACAAGAATACTGAACGCTCCGGCAGGAATCCTTCAGCATTTAACACTCGGCATTAGTTCTCTTTCTTCTTCACATAAGGCAGACGAATATAAGTACTGGGATATGGCTGAATACAATTCTCCGGCACTCATTGACCCGGAAAAGAAATATTATCTATATGCTAAAGTTGGCAAGGAGAATCAAGCCGGAACATTCCTCTTGAGTGAAACAGCTATTAAAATGGAACAGATAACTGGATATTATCATTTACTCACCGGAGTGCTTAACAGCGAGTATGAAGGTAGTAGAAGTTTTGTTCAGCTATACGGATTTACTGAAATTCTGCCAGGCCGCGTAACAACAGAAAGAATCCTTTCGCCGGACGGTGATACATATTTCGATCTGGTAAAAAGTGAGATAGGCGGTAACATTCAAATAAAAGCAGGTTCTTCCGGATTGGAAAATCTGTCTGAATGGGAAGCTGCCCATCAGGAAATAAAGGATGCAGCTAAAGCGGCCAAAGATGCTGCCGATTCAGTGGAAGGACTTCATAACTATGTAGATGGAGCCTTCGCTGACGGTCTTATAGACGAAGCAGAGGCAAAAGCTATTGAAAAGTATATCAATACGATCAACAACACTAAACAAGCTATCGAAGCAACTTATAATAAACTCTACACGAATGTTTATTTATCCGGCTCTGCAAAGGTTGGTTTGCTCAATGCTAAGGTTACATTGATGGGAAGTATTGAAAACTTGATTAATGCTATCAATGCTGCAATTTCTGATGGATTCACGACAACAGAAGAAAAGAAAGACGTGGATAGTAAATTCACTCTTTTTAATTCTGCCTATGCTGATTTTAATACTGCTGTTGAAGAAGCAAATAAGGCAATACAGGATAAACTAAAGGAATATTCTGACGAGGCACTGCAACAAGCAATACAAGCTTTAGAGGATGCAGCGAACGCTGCTAAAGCTGCGCAGGACGCTGCCGATTCAGTCGATGGCTTACATGATTATGTGGATGGCGCATTTGCGGACGGTATCATTGACGGGGCAGAAGCGAAAGCGATAGAGAAGTATTTGAATACAGTCAAAAATACGAAATCTGCCGTTGAAGCTACATATAATAAATTATATGTGAATACCTATCTGGAAGGTTCAGCTAAAACAACCTTACTTAATGCCAAGGTTTCTTTATCAGGTGCAATTGACAATCTTATTGCTACAATAAATACGGCTATTGCAGATGGACAAACGACTATTGAGGAAAAAAAGAATGTAGATGATAAGTTTACTCTATTCAACTCTGCTTTAGCTAGTTTTAATACAGCTGTTGAAGAAGCAAACAAAGCTATTTACGACAAACTGAAAAGCTATTCCGATGAGTGTACAGCCGATTTGAAAGTACTCAATACTCAAATCTCCGCACAAGTAACTCGAGTTGACAGCCTGACGCAGCGGATAGATACTGCAGGTTGGATTACTACAGCTGACGGTAATAAGATATATGCTTCTAAAGAATTGGAAAACGGCAATACGCTTATATCTTATATTAACCAGGCAGCAGGTGAAACGACGATTCACTCATCTAAAATTAATTTGGAAGGTGCTGTTACAATCACCGCACTGCATAGTGATCTGCAGACAATGATTAACTCCAAGATTGATCGAGACGGATTGGGTAAATTAGCATTTGAGGATGCAGTCGAATATGCAAAACTTGGTACTACAATTGTTGTAGGCGGGTATTTGAATACTGATTTGATAAAGGTTCGCAGGATAGATGCTGACTCCGGGTTCATAGGTGGTTTTACTATCGAAAATGGACGTCTCGTTTGGACGCGTTCAGGGTATTTTGGCGGATCATCTCGTAGTTTGAAATTAGGTTCTGGAACGGCAAAAGAAGGCGTTGTTAACGTTACTTTCAATGCAGAAACAGACGGACGTTTTGGGATCGCATCTATTGGTTCCAATTTTGGTGGAGCTTGTATTTATGCTTCCAGAAATCTAAATGCATCAGACAGAAGCTACCCACTGGCTAGTACAACATACGCCGGCTTTTTTGATGGAGGAGTTTATGTGAAAGGTTCTTTATCGAGTGAATTATGCCTTGCCGATAATTTTGGTTGTATTACAAGCCGGAATTCAGATGGAAGTATAAACTATTACCAAGGAATTGATTTTGATTTTGGTAGTAATATGAAGTTCAGAAAAGGACTATTAGTATCAATCGCTTAATATTAATGATTATGAAATTAAATTTAAACAAACCTTTAATAGATTTTAGAGGTAAGGAAGCCATTAAAATAGTCAATGGCAAGGAACAGAAGCAGTTTCTTCGTGATATGGTTTCGGAAGCGCTTTATGCTGCCGGTATGAATCCTCAATCAGGTATGGATATGGCAAAAAAACTACGTGCCTACAATATGCTCCAACAAATCATAAATAACCGAGGAATACTTGAGATTACAACAGAAGACGCTACTCTCTTAAAGGAGATTTGTGCAGATGTCTTTACGGCAGGTGCTTTCGGGCAAATTAATGAACTAATTGAAGGAGGAGATAAAGAATGAACATTACATCAACTAACAGTACTGCCACAACTAAGGTTACGGACGCTATCAGGATTAAGTACAGAATGTCAACCCGTGGTACCGAAGCGGTGAAAGATATTACTGCCGAGATTGTCAAAGATGAAACGACTGTCGGCTTCTTCAATATTTCTCGAAATGGAGTAACTGGATTCTCGCTACATGAGGATCATGGGCTAACCTCTGGCGAAGTGAAACAAGTATTTCAGACAGCTATTGATGATTGTAGCGAGGTATTAAAATAAAGTATTAATATTTTAGATAAAAATGATATGGATTATTTCAAAAACTTACTTATTGGATTGGTTACCGGCATAGCTGCTTATCTCAATCCTATTTCTGGGGAGATCAAAAGTCTTATTGCTGTATTTGCCCTCAATTTCATTTGCGGGTTACTTACTGCACTCCTTATTAATCATGAGAGTTTTTCTTTTAAAAAGGCTTGGAGGTGTATCGTAGAAGCAACTATTTTCTTTACCTTGGTTAGCTGTATCTACTTTATTGGTGAACACAAAGGAAATCCGGAAGGTGCGCTACAATGTGTTTCATTTATTACGTATAGCGTTTTCTATTTCTACGGGGTGAACATTCTAAGGAATATCAAAGAAATTCTACCCAACTCTAGCAATGGTTACAAGGTAGTAGCTTTCCTGCATTATGTATTAAGCGTTGAGTTTATAAAGAACATCCCCTATTTAACGAACTACTTACAAAAAGGAGACGCAAAATGAAAACTATTGATGCAATTATCATCCATTGTTCGGCCACGCGTGCCGGACAAGATTTACGAGCCAAAGATATTGACCGGATGCACCGGGCTCGGGGATTCAATCAAATCGGTTATAACTTCATTATTGACCTTGACGGAATGGTTGAGAATGGGCGACCGTTAAGCATTGACGGAGCGCATTGTAATACCAAAGGATTTTCAAAGTCTTCGTATAATAAGCATAGTGTTGGCATCTGTTATATCGGAGGCTTGGACGCATCTGGAAAACCTGCAGATACACGTACTCCAGCTCAAAGGACAGCACTACGCGAATTGGTCGCGAAGCTCTGTAAGGAATACCCTATAATTGAAGTACTCGGACACCGTGATACTTCTCCGGATCTGGACGGCAGCGGAGAGGTAGAGCCCAAAGAATATATTAAGGCGTGCCCCTGCTTCGATGTCAGGAGTGAATTTTCTAATTTTCTTCGTAATACAGTGATCCGACCATGAAAGCGCTAATCTATATAACCATATTCCTGATGTCGGGAACATGGTTTACTTCCTGCAAGGCTTCCCGGAACATGGAGACAGAGAAACAGATTGACTATTCAGGGGATTTCTTGTATCTGCAGAACTTAATAGAATCACTACGGCTGGATGTAAATAAGCAAACGAAGATTACTACTGACAAGTTGAGTGATCTGAAAATTGAGAATAAAACAGTTTACTTGTCGCTTCCGGATTCAACCGGAAAACAATACCCGGTCAAAGAAAGTACTACCACCGCTTCCAAACAGGAACAAGAACGGACCGAAGTCTATGAAACATTATCTATTACTTTGCAGCAATTTTCTAATCGATTGGATACGATAAGTAACAAGATGAATGCCTTAATGAATCAGAAAGAAAAAGTCATCGAATTATCTTGGTGGGACTTGCATAAAGATAAGGTTTACGTAGGTATCATAGTTTTAATAATAATTGTGTTGATAATACATAAGGCAAGAAATAAGTAGTATCTTTGTCGTGGAATCCCATAATTCCAAATCCGCGACGGCGGAATTTTGCCCTGACTGAATAGTCGGGGCTTTTTTATTTGAATAACTTTCTCTACTTTTGCCTAAAATAAAAACTATATGGCAGAAGAAAATAAATACGACCACGATTCCGTGCAGGAGTTGCTAGCATGGGCGAAAGAAGCGCTTAGTAATAAATCATATCCTGATGGCAAATTTCAAATCAATAAAGCAACTACAGTACTAGACTGTGCGTCTTTTCTGTCATCAATGATACAAATGATTTCAAGGAACTGGGAGAATCCTACATTCTATCCTACTATCGACCAGCTGCGGGAATTTAGGACGAAAATAACAGAGATGCATTAATTAATGCAATATATTTATAATACAACAAGATATGGGAGAAAGACAAACCTTATTAAAGTCAATTACAGAGGATATATACAGTGGTTCATTGATAAAATCTCCAAAGTTATCAATCTTTGAGATTGAATATTCTGGGCTAATAAATGAGGTGGAAAGAGTTTATTCAGCATTAGGAGGAACTTCTGAACAAATCCCCATAAACTATGGTCCCTGGGATATTTCATTGAAAGATTTTTGTATTGAGCTTGACGAAGAAAGACATTTCAATCGATACCGACTTGAGACATTGGCTTCTTCTATCTACAATGATTTCCCTTTTTTTTCAGTTTCTAATTATAAAACATATTGTTTAACAAAGGAAGAACAATGTTTAAGAGCTGCAAGTTGGGGAAATAATTGGAAGACAAACTCTTCTGATAAAAATTTTGTTATTAGTGGAGATTACGGTGATTTATCAGAAAATGGCAGTTCTAGATGGAGGCAAAGGGCTTTTTATGATTTCATAAAAGATTTGAATTCAGTTATAAGAAAAGTTCCAATATTACGTATTTCTATATATGATACTTATAATGGTAATACAGTGAATGAAATGCTAATTAAAAAGGACGTTCGTAATTTGAGAGCGTTCTTGAAAGATTTAAAGATATAGGTGAGGTAGCTTATTCGGCTACCTTTTATGCTCTTTGTAAAATGGTTGGGTCAGTTGAAATCTTCTTAATAAAATCGCTCTCTATTATATAAGCGTCCATTTTATTAGCATCAAACGGTTTAAGTAAAGAAGTAACATCCGCTTTCTGTAAGTCAGAATCCAGCCATTTTTCTTCGTCCTCTTTAGATAGGATAGCTGGCATCCGATGTTTTGAATTATGGATATAATCAGTCAAAGGGTTGGTATCAGTGGTGATAATAGAGAATGTATCATATTCTTCTCCTGTCTCTTTGTCTAGCCAACGATCGTAAATACCTGCCATCGAGAAGATAGGTTCATCTTTCAGATGTATGTAATAGGGAATCTTCTTTGCTCCCTCATGCCTCCATTCAAAATACCCGGTTGACGGCACAATACATCGCTTCTTCATAATTGGTTCCCGGAAAGAAGGCTTCTCAAAAATAGTATCCGAACGTGCATTGAGAGTCATTTTTCGGATTTCCTGCGCATCTTCTTCGGTTCTTACCCAGAATGGTATTAATCCCCAGTTGAACACTTGTATCTCATTCGCGGTTGTGATAATAGGATATTTCGGAAAGTTGAATGCATTCACGTGATACTGCTCGTTTAGCATATCTTGGTATATTTCAACAATATCCGATTTACGACCGTATCGGGCGGCAAGTTTTATTGCTTTCGCTGACATGGAATTATGGAAACACATACTATCTACAATTAATGTCTATAATCTGATTAATATCAGTAGTATAACACCCAGAGAGTTGTTCTTGTTTAAGTTTCCAATCTCTCCCTGTTCCTTGAATAGCCAATTTAACGAGTTGGTTATATTCTCCGTTAATCTTGTCTATTGCCTGTTGAAGTCTTTCCCGCTTTTCACGATCCACTGAATCAAAAAGTCCAAGCTGGGCACCTTCAGTTATTTCGGTGATGATAACCCCGGCTTTCTTATACTGATACCCATTCATGAATATTGTTTTTAGTCCAATCAGCGCATAATGTACTATTTCTTG